TATTTCGTCGGCGGTTATGTCTAGAGTAACGCTTGCAACGTGGTCGCTAAGATCCACGCTATTAATTGTTACGCTAGCGTCTGTTAAAACAAACTTTGCCAATTTAACTCCTTTATTTAACTAAGTTTATTGTAAGTATTAGCAATTTAGTAGAGCGTAGTATGACATAGAAAAAGCCGGGCGATTAAACCCGGCTTTTATCGTACGTAATATACTTGGGAGTATTATTTACGATTAGTTTTTAAAACAAACTCATAAGAATATAGCTCTAGATCATTTAAAAGTTTCCAACAATCATAAGCTAGATCCTTATTAATAAATTTTTTGCTTAGATGATCTCTAGTATTTTTACGGCTAAAACCAAATTTTAAAAAGTCTTGATAATCAAACTTACCGTAACTTTTACCGGTCTTACCTTTACCAAATACAATAATTTCGTAGGTTTCATATTTTCCTATAGATAACCTACGATTTAATTTACGATCTATAGAGTTTAGATCGTCTAATAAATAACTAGCGCTTTCTTTCATTATTTTACCCCCTTAACTTGTACCCAATCGAGTATTTCGTGTCTTGTAGTTTCGAAACCTAATTCGTTTAAACCGGTTTCCAACATTTTTTTAATAGTCCAACCTTTAGGAAATCTAAAAGTTGTTGAGCAGTTAGTTTCGTTTCCAAAAAAAGTAATTTTAAAAGTAGCTTTACCACCGATAAAATCTTCTACGTGAGTTTTGTTACCGAAGATACAACTAAAATTATTATCTAATTCAACATTAGAATTTCTTAGATCTACAACTTCGCTTTTAAACCAACCTGTATTTTTACTCATTTAATACCTCCCAAGTATTTATCTTATGTAACCATTATATACATACTTTTGTAAATAGTGGTGTATTTTTTAATAATTTTTTTAATCTCCAACTTAACCCCATAAGAGGTTAAATTGGTTTAAGTGTTTTTTGCATATTGGCTTTTTATGGCCGCTAATTGTTAAGTGATATTTTTTAGGTTGTAGTTGTAGTTTGTTGCATATATAGCAATTATATTTTTTGCAACAATTACATTTAGTAAAGTCGTAAAACATATTACCCCCTTATATAGCTTTTACTTTTTCCTCTATATAACCTTATGTCCCAACTTTTTCTAAATTTCCGGTTTTAAGAAATATTTTTTATTCGATACCGAAAGCAGCGTGGATATTAAAACTTGGAGTAGTCCCGGTTACTGTATAAGCAAAACGGAAGTAATCGTCTGTTATAGCTCCCGATACTTTTTTGATCTCACTACTAATAGCGGTTATATCTGTAAACGTCGCTATTGTTGTAGGGCTAGTAAAGCTAGAATTATCATCGCTCTCTAGTGTTATTGTAATAGTAGGGGTACTCGTTCCGCTAACTCCTGTACAATGTACGGCGGCGTATATTGTTTCGGTGGAGGCTACGGCGCCTAATTGTACACCTGTACTATTTCCGGTAGCGGTTATTGCGCTATCTATATCAATAGTACCCCTAACAACTTTATCGGTGCTATTTGATTTAGAAATATTAAACGGTGCGATCTCTCCAATACCTCCAAATATTTGATAACTAAATAGTTTTGACTTTAAGAAGTAAGCTATATTTCCTACTCCTGCGTCCGGTACAACTGTAACGATTAACTCGTTACCTACATTAGCTCCTAATAAAGCGTCCGGTTTTTCTGTGCCTGCCTCGAAAAAACCGTCGATACTCAAACTGCTATCTTTAAGGCCGCCTATTCTTTCCCTAAATCCACCACTATTAATAGTTGTAACATCAAGCTCATCGGCCGTAATATCTAAAGTTACTGCGTTGGTATGAGAGCTTAAATCGTAACCACCAATAAATAATTTACCGTCGGTAAATACATACTTAGCCATTATCTACCTCTTCTGCTTTATGATCTATAACTTTTTTGATCTTCTTTTTATCTTCTTTTTTATCTACTGCGGCTATATGGCCTGCTTTAGATAAGGTTAAAATTTTATCTAGATCCTTAATCTCGATTATGCTACCCGGCTCTTTACCGTCTACTTTTTTATTTCCTACAATTTTAAATTTTGGCATTTAGCTAGTTCCTTTTGTATAAACTTCTAGGCTTATATTAGCTCCTATTGCGTCGGTACCGTTTAGGTTGACATCGGCGGCGTAATTACTTACCCCGGTAATAGTTGCGTCGGTATTCTCTAAACCTAGTGTCTTATTATTAAATATAGCTTGTCTTATAGACTTACTCCCGGCGCCTGTTATATATTCGTCGAGTTTATCTTGTGCCGTTCTACTCTCGGCTCGTTGTACTGCTACTAAAATATCAAAACTGTATAGATCCGTGCCACGTTGCATAGCTATATTAAATTGGATCGATGTTGGTAGTACTATTGCTACCGGAAAGTTAATTGAGTAATCCGGTACAACATCATAAACTCGTAAACCGTCAATATTATCGGTTAGGGTGGTTTTAATACCGTCCCTTAATTCCTGTAAGCTAGCCATTAAGCTATTCCTAGTACGCTAGCTTTACGATACGGTAGTAATAATCTAGTTACCTCTCTGTTTTGTTGTACGTTAACTACGCCGAAATCTCCAACGCCTGCTACTCCTAAAGGTGCGTTACGCATAGCGAATAACTCGCTAGCTAACATCTTACAAGCGTATTTAATTGGCTCCGGTGTAGTTGCATAACCCCAATTAGCGGTAATTTCTGCGTATGGTCTATTAGAAGTGTTTGATAAAGGCCACTCATAGGATCCGTCGCTATTAAGTTGGATCACGTAATAAGGGCTACCCTCAATACCTCCAACTACTCCATTTATAGGTAATAATTTATATTCTGTACTAGGTACGGTGGTTTCATAAGTACCGTCGTCGTCATTATCATATTTAACAACTAATCCGGTAGCAGTAGATATATCATCTACGTATAGTTTGTAAAAATCATTAGTGAAGTATTCTCTAGCGCTTGTAGATCCGTCGGCGTAAAATTTTCGTCCACAAAAGCTATCTATTTGACGACTAGCGCCATTAATTGCGTTATCTAATAAGTCATCGTCGGCCGTATCACTAGCCGGGATCCCTACAAAAGCCTTTAGATCGTTTTGGGTTATGTACCCGTTAGTAATAGCCATTAGTTAGGCCTACTTACTTTTTACGACTTTTTTTTCGGCTTTAGGTTTAGCAGCTTTATTCTCAATCTTACCGCCAAGTTTTTCAATTTCTTTTTTAACTTGCTCGGCTCTATCTGCTTTTTTATAAATCTCGTAGTGTTTTAATTCTTTTTTTAAAGCCTCTATTTTTTCTTTACTCATAAAATCTTATTCCTTAATCGTTTCCGGGGAGCGTTTGCACGTCCCCCGGTTACGAATTATTTAATTAAAAGGTTGGTGTTACCAATCCTGTTCCGCCAATTACGGAAATACCACTTGGGTATCTACCGCTAGCGAAAGCAACATATCCATAAACAACTAATTTAGTTGTTAAAGATCCTGCGTTAGTTTCTTCAAACTTAGCAGTAAACATATCTTGCTCGAAGAGTATGTGATCTTCTGCTCTCACAATATAGATCTCGTCTTCGTTAGTTCCTGTACCGAAGTTTGTAGCTACATTAGCGTCGGTAATAACCGGAATACCTAAAAGGTTTCCAACTATTCCGTATTTCGCTGCGTCGCCAACGCCATAAGCGTTTTGCGGTGCATTTCCACTAGGTAAAACTAGTGGTCTATTTGAGCTATCAAGCCCTGCGGTCAAAAAGCCCCAACGTCTAGGGTGCATAATAATCGCAGTTGCCGGAGCGAAACGATTAGAGTTAACTTGTTGTATAGCGTCTGCTAATTTAGGCATTAACTCGCCAACTGTAGGGCTAGCGTCTGTATATGTTACGCTATTTACGCCGCTTACAGAAGTTAAACCGAGTGGTTGTCCGGAAGATCCGGAGCCGTTTAACAATAAGTTATCTAACTTTGTGTAATAAGCTGCTGCTAGATCTTGGAAAATAATTTCTTCCATAGAGAAACCCGGTTGGCCTCCTCTATCTAGAGCTTGCTTAGATACGTCTTGTTGGCCTGCTACTGTATCAACGTTAACGGTCAATAAAGTATCGTCCATATTGGTTTCTTGTACTGCGGAGTTTTCGCTTGCTTGTTCTGCTGCTGCGGATCCCGTAGTAATTCTAGAAATTTCTATTTTATTTCCGAAAGCCGGTAATTCTTTTTTAGGTACTGCATTATAGAAGTTAGCTCCTGCTCTTGCGAGTGGTGCGTAATCTTCTACCATATATTGAGGTACGACTAAACCGGTAAAAGCTCCGGTACCGACATCTCTTTTAGAAACTTCTTGGTGTTCTGCTAGTCTTTTGCTAGCCGAGTAATCGTTGTTGAATTTAGCTTTATACATATCTGCGAAGAAAGAGTGTTCGCCACCTTTACGGTACATATCCGGCTCTTTCACTTCCATACGAGTTTCGCTAATATCTTCATCTTTAATATTTAAAGACTTTCTGCTTTCTTCAACTTGTTTTAGGGTCTTTCTTAAATCTGCGTCTTTTTCGATCTTCTCGTTTAAGTCTTTGATCTCTACTAAAAGCTCGTTAGATCTTTCAATTTTAGCGTCTAACTCTTCGCCTTTATCCATAGCGTCCATTTCCTCAACGAGTTCGTTAAGTTCTGCCGATTTAGCGTCCCTTTCTTCTATTAATTTTTTCAATTTAATATCCTTAAAGTTGCTATTACTTATACTTATACTTACTGCGTTAGGTGGATAGATTATCCGGCGTAACGTCTTATAATAAACCGTCTTTTTTCATCTTAATTTTTAAGATCTCTAATTCCGGTTTATTTTTAGAGCGCTTATCTTCTTCGCTACTATCTTGTAGTTTGTTGATTATTTGCTCTAAAACTTCTACGGCTTTATCTCCGCTACGAGCCTCTATTAATTCTTTTTGGTACTCGCTTATATCTAATCCTCTTAATGTTGCTCCTGCCCAACTATTTGCCGGGTATGTTACTACGCTAACATCGAATAACCTTACTTCTTGTACTTCTCTAGTTTCTCCGTTGAAATCGTCCCTAACTGCTGCGAAAGCGAAAGACATTTCGTTTAGATCGCCTCTCTTCATAGCGGAGGCAACTTCTGCAACTGTTGGGTTATTAGGATCTAAACTAGCCTC